AAGACATGTTATTTAATTGGGTAATTTTTTTATCGCACTGCTTTTTGCCACAGGGTTCGAACATATGTTCGCCCCGGATGTAAGAGACTATTGTTTCCTCTATTGTCGGGATGGAGAACTGTGCGGAGCCGGCGCTGGGGATTCCTTTTTCTGTACGGATGAAATCCCATACGGCATACAGCACAACGTCATTGACTGATAATCCCTTCTTGCGGGCATAGTCAATTATTTCGTTTTTTTGTTTGCCCTTCATTCGTACGTTCAGAATGACGTACTTATCTACAAAGCGGGTCTTCTCTGCTTTGCGGCCCACTTCAGACTGCGCTGTCGCGCTCCACTAGAGCTTTGATGTAGTCGGTGAGAGTCAGGTCGACTGCCTGGGATTGGAAAATTAGTTTTTGTTTGAACTCTTTATTGACGCGCAGTGTGAGGGTTACTACAGGTTTGGTTGGCTCGGATACAGGGCGGCCAGGGTTTCGCTTCATACAGCGAATTTACTGCAATACGAAAGTCCTCATTGTAAGTACGATGAAAATTATTACTACCGCACGGAATACAAAACTAAAAGGGGAGTACGCAAGTTTGTATATTAAAGTTGTGGATATTAAAAAGGCAATTATATTAAACAGATTCATTTAGGTTCTTTTTTTTGGGTCACTATTGTTGGGTAATCTTTTTTGGAGGCGGGTCTGGAACGGCGTACTTGTCTTGTTCTAACTCGGCCACCACCTTCTCGTACGCCTGAGAGAAAACCGCACGGTCAGAGTTGGTGTGGAGGTTATATGCAGACTGGCCCATTGCCTTGATGGTGCCGGCGAGAGCAGCTGACACCTCTATCGATGGAGGCATACCGGAATTAACCTCCTGGGATAGGGTAATCCATTTACCCCAAGCAATAATAGGGTCATCAAAAGGGGGCACTTTAGTTGTGGTATCTATAGTGACCTTTCTTATTTCGCCTGGGCGCGGCATGAACTCTCTAGTTACCGCCATCTTGCGAAACGCCCTCTTGGCGTCTTGCAGGTTCAGGTCATGTAGTAGCTCGTACCAAGCATTGAGGGTAGTTGTTAAGTCTCCCTCTTTGTTTGGTAGCTCTGCTCTATAGGTGGCGTACACCTGGTCGACCAGTTCGACGAGTTCTTCTTTGGTCATTCCTCTGCCCACTTAGATTTAGCTGACTTTGAGTTCGTTCCGTCATACAGGTCTAGGAACTTCTCTACATGAGCAGCGTCTCTAAAGATAATGGCAACGTCGTTGTAGACGGTCTTTTCTTTATTCTTGCCCATATGGAAGTCTGAGAGCAAACACCCATCAATAGCTTCCTTGCAGGTCTGGACGCTATATACAGCGATGGCCCAACGTATATCCCGCTCGCGTTTGATATCGAGTGTGGCGCGATTACGGGCGGTCTTTGTTTTCCAGTACTCAAACACTTCTACCACCAGGTTCATGTTTACCTTTTTACCCAGCTGGATTTTGGTTTGGTTGTGGGCGCTAGGCCCTCTACCCTTTTTGTCAGTACTCATATTCATAATCTACTCGCTCTCTTCCGCCACCGTCAAATGCATTTATGAAAATGAACAGTATTTACCTTAAACCGTATTCTTAGCTTGTAGTGAGTTGAAGCTTTCGGCAGTTTCGTGGATGGTATCTATTGCGATGTTACCCGTAGTGTCACTTTGGAGGGGGGTGTGGGGGGAACCTTTAGATAAAGTTCTTGCCGCGCGCACACCAAATACCACCCCCTCAGGTGGTACATGAAAAAATCAAGAAGTTGATTGCTGGCCTGCAATCTATGAATTCATACTTTCACTCTATTGAGTTCCAGAACGGTAAAGCTACCAGGCTCTTCCACCACCGTCAACCTCAACCAGGGATTTTTTTATTTTCAAACCAAAAAACATTTTTGCGAAAAAAAATATCATGTAGTAGAATCACGAAAAATATTTGTGATAAAGTGACGGGGCTTCCGACGGGCTTACCCCTTTCACCCGGAAAGAAGCAGCCCCTGGGTTGAGACTATTGATTGGTTGGTAGGTGACTTTTCGATAGCTCCCCGGGGGCACCTTCGCTATTCGCCCCACCATGGTTGGTTGCGGTACTTGCTCGCGATGAACTTGCCGAACTCGTCCCTACGTGGGGGAGTGATATTCTCTTTATGCTTGGGGATTCTCGAGATAATGTCTTTGGTCTCTTTATCGAGTCTGTCCCTGTGGTAATTCGTAGGATGTTCGCGCCGGCTTTTTAGCTGTTGACTATTAATGTGTTCCTGAAATTCTGCAGCCAGCTCGTCCTGCAGCAGCTTTTCTGTATTTTTTGGATTAATGAATTTTCTGTATTTATAACGTCTGCCCCAGAAGCCGGCGCGGTAAGCCAGGGAAGCTATGGTCACCATGATTGTCGCGACCAGGGTGATGGAAAGTATTGTTGAGATGAACGTTTTCATTTGAGTGTCCTTTTTATATATTTTTTGATTTGCTGCAGCTGATTGTCGTAAATTACTTCGATTGTTCCGTCATTGACCCTAGGTCTCACCCAGATAAAGAACCAGAGGACCAGGGATAGGTAAAGAAAAAAGAAAAAACTCATTCGCCGGCCTCGAGCCCGTCGAGGTAAGAATCGCGCATTCCATCCATATGTTCCTGATAAAGGTAATTTATTTCCGCCGCATCGAGCAGATGGCTATCGCGCTGATTTTCAAGAAAAGCGTAATACTCGGCAGCGGCTTCTTCGGGACCCGTCATTACTTCCCAACTTCCAGCAGCTCTTCGTGCTCGTTATTTAAACCTTCATACATCTGAGAAGACGATAGCAGCGCCATCATTAAAGCGGCACGCGCCTGGATATCGTCTATCCCGTCCATTACTTCAGTTAAGCTTAGAATTCTTAACCTAATAGCGTCGAGAGCTTCCGCCCTGTCGGCAGCGCATCTTATTTCTCCAGAATCCTCATAAAAAGCAGCTTTTCTTATTTGCTCGATGATTTCTTCTGCTGTTTGGTCTTTCATTGTTTAATACCTCTCTGAAAGTTATCTACTCCGGCCGGCGTCGAACGTTATGAGATTTTGAAAAATTCGTCGTTTTTATTCATTATTTCTGGAGCGGCGCGCCCAACAACTTCCAAGGTTTTTTGATGAGTAATCTCCCCGCATAGATAACATAGGTAGTAGTCATCCCAGTCCTTGGGTGTTGGCTCTATTATTTCGCCGTCTTTTGTACATGGGTAGAACCCATCAGTATCTGGGCGGTTGCCACATGAGCATTCCCACCAGTCTTCTGCTAATGCTTTTATAGTCATAGCGGACCCTTTCTAGTAAGTGCACGTATAACGTGTGCGCGTTTAAATCTATCTGGAATATATCCAGAAGTCAATTAATATGTTTCTTTTTTTTCTTTATTTTATAACCAGCCCGGTCGAGCTCTTCGATTACGTGCTGCGGGATACCTTCCCATATGGTAATTCCCCTGTGCACTAGTGCACGTGCAATAGCTGCGCGCTTGGGTCCCAGTTGATTAATGTCTTGGTTCATACACCACCGTCAATACTTTCTAGTTTGTTTCAGTTAAATCTAACAGAAACCAGCCGCGCTCCCACAGCATGCCGATTGCTGAATATCCTATAATATCTAGGTACGTGTCGGCGACTGACTCGTTTTGCGCAGCGCCTCCTCTAGATAATTGAAGATTCTTGAGTCGTGCCATCTTGTCATGGCACCTAACCAATATGCCTTGGCGTCCAAACCGAGCAATATTATGGTGACCGTAGTCCCTTTGCTTCCGAATAAGGGTTTCGGTGATATCTTCGCGCAGCATCCAGCTTCCGAAGAAGCCCGCGGAAGACGATTGAAAATTGTCAATTTCTGGATGGTTCGCGGCCGGCGACGATTGATTCAAATTTTCACTTTTTATGCCGCACGCAGCGGCCAACGTGCCAAGAATTTTCCATTCTTCTACCCAGTACATGGGGTCCGAATCGAACCATTTCGAATTATTCAGCATTCCTTCGAACTGAAGGTCCAGAATATTGAGGCCCTCGAGGATGATGTTCAAAAAATCGTCTTTTTCTACACCCGCAGCGGCGCTTGCCTGGCTGAGCATGCCTGATTCTTGAAGTTCTTTAAAATGTTTCTCAACGTTATCTACTCTGTCAAAAATCTCACAAACCACAATCTGCGCAGCTTCTTGCCACGACCTTGGCTCGCCTGGTTCCATCTCTTCCACCACCGTCAACATATTGTTATCTCTCATTCCCCCGCTAGCAGTTCGTCCCAGCTCTCGGGCGGGTTCGTTTGGATTTCCAGTCTAACCAGTTCAGCCAGATTCTCCAATTCCTCAATCCATCTGGCATCGGAAACTCCGCTGAGCCCCGGCTTTTCCTCTTCAGATTCGACCCGGGCAAGACACTCGGCGATGTAATCACGCGAGAAAGCTGCCGTTATCGACCTTTCGTTGGAGCCGCGCATGAGTACTGGACCGCGATTTCCATCCAAGGCTTCGGCTGGGACATGAATACCCGTCACGACATACTCATTATTATCAGTAAAGATAAAAACAACATTATTGTCTTCCTCGCTGCTGCCCACCTGAGTGGCTACTTCTTCTGCTATTTCCTGCGAGATGTCGGATTTCATCAGCATCTGGACCAGGTCGTCCTTTTTTGGCTTTTTGTTCTTGCCCGCCGCGGGCTCCCAGTATTGTTCCATTTTTTCTCTTTTCCGTTAAGCGACGTATCGATGGCCGCGTGTGCGATTTTTTCGTTTTTTTGACATATATCCAGTGGCCCGTCGTGTATAAATTTATCTAAATACAACCAGGCGTCTACTCGATGAGAATTCCTTTAAAAACCATATAACCAGGCAGCGCTGATTCCCCGTCAGTTCTGACAATTCCAGAAACCCAAAAAGGTTTTGGATGAGGCTCGAGAGGGTCTTCTTCGATAACTGTTCTTACTGCAGCAATTGCGAGACCGCTTGCTTCCTCAGGTGTCGATGCGTGCACATCTACTCCGACCATTACTTGGACCCGATAAGTGTTCATATTAGTACTCACACTTCTGTCCATCACAGCTGCCGAATTGTCGACAAAACATTGAATAATTGATGCAGTCTGGGTCACGTGAGTCCGCAGCTTCTGGACGATTGCTGCGCTCTTTACGTTTTCCACGAGACTTGCCTAGCTTGTAAGCAACTAAATTAGTGACTAATCCCATGGCGCAACCTTATCCGCCACCGTTGCTTTTGTCAACCTATATATTAATCTCTCCCGTAAATGAAAAATGTAATTCTTCCTGCAGGCGAACATATGTTCGTACTAGTGTGTCATCTATGGACAACGGTACAAAATTCAGTATTTATAAGGCAGCTCTTGAGCTGTACATTTCCGAAAATGGAGATTCTAAAATTTCATCAAGTTATGTTGATAAAAATCAAGAAAAAGAAATCTCACTGGGAGCTTGGGTTGGTTACATCCGGCAGAGATATCGTAAAAATCAACTTTCTGCATCACGTGTTTCAGTTCTGGAGCAAATTCCGGGTTGGTCATGGGGTCCTTTTCAACCAGGACCTCCAACCGATACTGAAAGAAATGAATCAATTCGTCAAATGAGAATTGAGGGATTATCCCTTAGGCAGATTGCTGATGAATTTGATTTGAGCCGCCAGAGGGTTCATCAAATAGTTAAAAAAATGGAATTATTTAATTAGCCACGGGCTCTTCCACCACCGTGAACAGGATTTAGGTACAAGAAAATGAATGATGGATTTGATAAAGACGGAAAATATTCTTTTAAAGCTAAGAACAGTTTTCCGAGAGTTATGAGAGATACGCCAACAGCCCCGAGGGCTGCCGCTTCTGGCGGGGCTCATGCCAAGAAAGAAGGAAATGTGTTTGCTGGATTCATTCTGCTTGTTATCACACATGCTGCCTTGCTGTTCTTTGCTCTCGCTATCGCACACTCGGCAGGATTGACCAGCGTTAGCGTGGGCGTGTGGGATTCCTTTGGCTTGGCAGTGCTGTATGTGGTGTGGCGTTCTTTTGACTCCAACATCTTTGGTGGCAATCGCAAGAAGTGACTGGCGTGGAAAGAGTTATCTACTCTTAGTAGTGCCATGCAGATAGCGAACGATACGAGCGTGTAAGGCTCTGTGAGCAACGCAAGAACAAGTAGCAGTATTTCCATGACTACTTTCTATCAGCGAGTTCAGAGAGAACGGACATGATGTTGTTCCCTTCATTGCACATTAGGTTCTCGTAGTCCTCGTACGCTTTTTGTGGCGTGTATGTGCCTGCCACTATCTCGTCTCGTATCGCAGAGTAATACTTCATTGCGCTTGTGATACTTGCGAACAAGTCATCTAGTAGTTGTGATTCAGTCGGCTCGGTCATAATAAAAATCCATTTTTTTGTAGTAGTGAATGTTGTTTGGTTTCCCCCTGCCACCACCCCTCACGCAGAATCAAAGGAGTATGAAACTTCCACGCTTGGGGCAGTGGTGGTACATAGAGTAGATA